AAAACATCGACTGTTTCTCCCAGCCCCCTGCGGGCTTGTAGCTCAGATCGTCGATGTGTTTCAACGCCCCGCTGATCTCATACCCGACCGGTTCCAACAGCAGCCGCGCCTGATATCGCACGGGAGCCCCGAGAACGCGGATCTGTGCGGGCATCTCGGGAGGGTTGCTGCTGATCTCCTGCTCAATCAGATATTCGTTGACTGGCAGCGCTGCCCCGACACCTTGAGGGAGCAATGAGACGGCCCCCGTGATCCCGAGGACGACTACCATTCCAAACGATTCGAGAAGGTCCGCGAGTTCCTCCGCTGGATTCGCTCCGACCCAATCGACAGGCGGGCGGGCGTTGTTCGGAATCTGCGAAACGTCAGCACTCTCCCCCATCGCATCGAGGAGCAATTGGGCCAACTGCTGAGGGGTCTTCTCGCTGTCGGGGATGACCTTCCCATCGGAATCTAGTTGGTTGTATGTGCCGTAGATCTCGCCGAACTTCCACCGCCACCGCCGATCGGCCGCAGTGAATGCCACCAGCGTCCCGTCAGTCCCACGCACCATCGACGCCTGATCCGCCTTGCAGTCCAAGAGGGTCAGCGTCAGAGCCCCGTGATAGAACACCACCGGCCCGATCGCCGCGATATCCTGCGTTTGTGGCGCGATCTGGAAACTGACCACACTTGGCGTGATGCCATGCGTGAGGGTGTAAGATGCCCCGAGGACATTCTGGACGCCGGGATATGTGGCGTAGCTGTGGTTCACGACACCGTACCCAGGGTGAGGCGTCGATTCTTGTTGATCTCAAGCACGACGTTACTCAAGTCACACCGGTTCAAGTCGATGCCGTTCGTGAAGGTGACCGTGCCGATTGGATCTCTTAGGCTCGCTCCCTCAAACATGTCGCAATTGGTGACCGTCCGTGACCGAGGATCTTGGCGGAAATCCAATTCCCCACCGCTGCCGACATTCGCGGTCGTCAGTGTCGAAGTGGCCCGATATCGGCACGCCCCGCCGTTGACATTCGCCGTCGTCACCGCCCCGGCCAGATGACTCCAGACACCTCCGGTCAAAGTCATCGTGGTAACCGCCGAATTGGTTTCCAACGCTCCGCCGCTCTGGTTGATCGTCGTCAGGGTACATCCTGAACCGCACCAGACCGCACTATCCCCCGCCAGATTCGTCCGGAAGCCCACGGACAGGGTAGCCACCGTCGCCACTTCACCGGCCCTGTAGGCAATCCCCACGGAGCCTTTGGAGATGCTCACGGTGTTGCTGGCATGGGTGCCGATCCACTGGATGGCAGGAATCCCCGTCAGTTCCGGGGTGCCGCTGTTGAGGATGACCACCACCGCCTGACCAGATCCCGAGTCGAGTTGAATCCGCGAACTGCCGTTCCCCTCGCCGGCCCCGATTGTGACCGAGGTGGTCGCCGCGTCGCTGCTGTCCCCGAGGGCAAGGAACCGGTCGCGGTATTCGGTGTAAGGATACGCTGAATCGTCGACGTTGATCCTGGCCAGCCCAATACGCCCGGTGTAGCCCTGTGTGATCGTGATCGATGCCGGGGTGACTGCCGACTGTGCCAGCCCATACAGACAATCGACGCTCCCCGAGTCGTAGACGATGTCGTCCGTATCCACCGGCACCGTTGACCCGCTCCAATTCGCCGCGACGCTGAAGAAGTTCGGCCCCGATGCGGCAATCGTCGTGGCAGTCGAGACGGTGCCCGACGTGCTCGATTTGCTCACCGTGATCGTGAACGGCTTGCCCTTGGTCTTGCCCACGAGGACCACCGTCGAACCGCTGGCAGCCGGGGCAGTCTCGCCCGAGACGAACTCGCGGAACTCGGCCACATTCGGCCCGCGTTCGGTGACGCTATACGCCGCGCCGAGGGCTGTCGACGTGCTCCCGAGGGCTGCGGCTAGCTCTGTTGCGATCTGCGTTGTGGTGACCGTGGTCCCGACGGTCAGCACGATTGCCCGACCGTTGCAGGTGACCGTCAGCGTGTCTGCTGCGACCCATGTCCCGCCGATCGTGATCGTCTCTCGTTGTGCCACGGGAAGCGCGGCCCCCGTCCATCGTCGTGTCGCCATTTATGCTCACCCGTTGGGGTATCTGAAGAGGAGGGAGGGGCTTTCGAACTCGTAAGCCCACGAGACGGCATACATCTGGTTCCCGTACCTGCCGATTCTGCTCGGCGTGCTGTAGGTGATGCGTCGTCGCTCGCGATGTTCCGCCGACGGGAACGCCGGACCGGGGACCGTGGGCCATGTGCTGACCCCGATACTCTGGCCCTGCTGCTGGCACGTGTAGGGCGTCTGCTGCCTCACGAGTTGCTCGACAGGGGGGCCGTACAATGTCGGAATCACCACCTTCTGCTGACCCCCACCGCCGAACGTAAAGGTTTCCGACGTCGAGTAGACGCCCAGGTCTTGATTGTACTCGGCCTCGGCCTGAATCGTGTACGTCCGGAACGTCACGTACTCGGCCCCGTCGCCCGTCGGGTAGGACAGATCGAGGATCTTGACGCCCGTCCGGCTGCCGGTGTTTCTCATCGCGTGCCGAACGGTTGACCCGTCCGAGTCGTACAGCACCAGATCCAACCCATCGGCACCATACGCCGATTCGAGGGCGATGATCTTGGTGGACAGGTCGGACACCGAGGAGCCCTGCAGCATCCCCTGAATCGACCACGACGCGACGTATCCCGATCGAAGCCCGATCTCGTTGAATGTCGGCCGCTGACTGATCGAGATGATGACTTCGTTATCAGGGTGCGAGTAGCTGCCGTATCTCAGAATCATGGGGCCACCCCCTGCCGCCTCAGTTGTGCCGCCTCGTTGGCCTGTGCGTTCATCTGCGCTCTGATGCGGTTGATCGTGATCTCTTCCAACTCCTTCACCAGTGGGGCAATCCGCTCCTCCAAGGCATCGGCCAGCCGCGACGGGTCAAGGTCGACGGAAATCGTCTGCTTGATGTCTGCCGTGATCTTGGCTTCAGCTTCGGCGATCTTCCGATCCAAGCCGAGCAGTTTGACGATCTCCGCGAACCCAGCCGCATCCGCCCCGGCCTTCGCCTGCTCAGCCATGATGCCCCGGAATGCGACGTTCCCACGGGCGAACTTCAATTCCTCGCTGGTCAACTGCCCCACGCCGCCCGGACCCGCCACCTTACGGGCGATGTCCAGCGTAGCCTGTTTCTCCCTCACGTCCATCAGGCCGAACTCTTCGCGGGCCGCATCGATTCTCTTGCGGGTCTCCTCGATCAGATCACGCTCGGCTTTGGTGCGCTCGAGGATGATCGTGTTCAGATTCCGCTCGTTGTCCAGCCGGGATTGCTGGACGTTGGCGAAGCGTTCTTCCCGTGCTCGTGGGGCGTTGCGCTCTGACTGTGCCCGCTTTTCTTCCTCGTTGCGAAACTGCTCGAAAAAGCCGACATTAGGGAACACCTCTGCCAACGCCGCGTAGAACTGTCGTCCCGGTTTGGCGAATGTCTCTTCGCCCCCGCCTGCCAGATCGCGGATCAATTCCGACACGCCGCCCAGCACCACCTTAGGCGCGTTGAATGCCGTGATGGTGGCCGAGGCGATCGACAGGAATTTATTATCCGCTCCACCGCCGAAGAACCCTTTCCCGGGGGCCGCTCCCTTGGTCGCTTGCCGGACTGTCTCAGTTGCCGCCTTCACCTCGCGGGCGAATGCCTCCACCTCGATCACCCGAGGGCCGCCCGGAATCAATCCGCCGCCGCCACGCCCCGCGACAATCAGCCCATTCCCACCGCCGCCACGCCCACCCGCTGGCCCAGGGAGGAGCCCACCGCCACCGCCGCCACCCCCTGCACCGCCTCCGCCTCTGGCTCGCCGAAAGAACGCCGCGTATGCTGCCTCGACACGTCGTAGGCTCTCAATGTGGGCATTTTCAACCCGCTTGATGTCGACGAGTTGCTGGTCGACATGCCGGCGCTGTGCCTCGCGGATTCTGGCGATGCTTTGAAGTTGCACCGCCTCCATCTGCCGATGCACTGCCGTCGCCGCGTCCGCCGCCTTGCGGGTGTCAGCCGCCGAGGCAAACACCATACGGACATTGATCACCACGTCGGACGATACGCTAGCCACGACGTCCCCCGATCAGTGCACCGACTGGACCAGCGACACGCAACGCCAGCTCCAATTCTGCTGAGTCGCTCGCCTGCCTGATGATGGCCGCGTTTCGCCTCACGATTGGATCGTCTGGGAACTGCCCTACGGCTCGGCACTCGCTGTAATGCTGATAGGCCTGCCAGTTCTGATCGGTCAACGCTCGGGATTGCTCGGGCGTTCCCTTGGGGCAGCCGTTCTCCCTGATACGACATGGCGGGAGATTGCCGACGGGCCGGCGCACTGGCTCGCCGCGGCTCTTCATTCGCTCCCCCGTCTTCTCGTCGTACACGAACGCCTCGCAGTCCTGGCAATCGCGGTGAGCAACTTCGGGGTGCAGGATCGTCAACCGCACCCCCTCCGCTAGTTTTTTGCCGTGTCTCCCGACTCTACCGCCCCACAAAGCAGCGTCCACAGCTTCAAGACGAGGGGATTGACCAGACGTTTGACGCTGTCGACAGACACCGGCACCGCCTCACCGCTCGGCCCTGCGATGTTCCACGCTGTCACCTTCGCCGCGATCAGATCGCACACCAGACGTGTCCAGCCCGCTTCGTCCAATCCTTTCGACTTGGCCAAATACTCCGCGAAGTCAGCCGCCGCCATCGGTCGATAGGCAAGCTGGATCTCGTCCCACAGTTCACACGCGGGAATCGTCGTCTCGCGGGTGTAGCCATCGGGAATGAACGGGGAGGGCATCGTGTCGCCTTATGCTGTGCTGTCGCTGGTGATGACCAACTCTTTCGTTGCTCCGCTGCTGCGGGCCGATCCCGACAACGTGAGGAGGATCTCCCCCGGACCACCAACCACCGGGGAAGCATCGGGGACCATGAGGGCCGCCACTGCAAATGTAATCGATCGGTTGCCGTTCGTCAGTACGAAGGTTGCCGCACTCGCCCCGCTGGAGTTGATCCCATACAGATCCACCTCATCCGAGGTATACGGCACCGTCAGCGAAAGGGTAACGTCTCGGCCCTCTGTGTGAATGTCGGTCGCGGTCTGGCTGTTCGCGAACCGGCTGTTGATCCGATTGTCGATCGTGAGTTCCCATTGCGTGACCGTCCGCGTCGTGCCCTCGATAGTGCAGACTGCATCAGACCAGACGTAAGGCGGGTCGGTCGGGGCCGCGATCGTCGGGAAAGCAGTCGCCGACACGACCTCCGTCTTGCCGGTCAACTCACAATCGAGTTCCAGCGGGCCACCAGCCGAAGCCCTAAACGTCGCTCGGCCCACCTTGCAGCCGCCGTAAACGAACCGCTTGGCAACCCGATCGATAAGCACGTCGAACGCCGGGAGAGTCTCGGCGAACGCAAAGACGTCCGTGGATTCGTTGGCCCCCATGATCCGGGGGAGGATCAGGTCGAGCATCGAGGGAGTAGCGTGAAACTGCACGCCACCGCTTACCCGATAGATGCTGTCCCGTGCTCGCTCGATCGGGATTGATCGCGTCCCACGAATGCCGTTCGTCTCGACGATTTCCTGTTGCTTCCGCAGGCTCTCGCTGATGAACTCGAACGACTCGGTGTACGATCCGACCGCTGTCCCCGTCGCCGCCATCGATAGGCGACTCTGGTGCCCCATGCTCGCATCAGCCATCAGTTGATCCCCTGATTAATTCTCGCTGCTACCGCATCCGCCAACCGCTGGCCGATCAGTGTAACCGTTGCCTCATTCACCCCGACATGCGGACGGGCTGGCATCCGCTTCGTCCCCGTCTGGTGGAAGTGTGCGTAGGGAACCTCAGTGCCAAACGTCAGCCACGTTGGGCCAGTGATCCACACGGTATCCTCCGTGCCGTTGGGCGTCGTGAGGCTCTCGAACATCCGCCCGGTATCGACGAGGATCGCGGAGTGTTCCTTGCGGGCGATTGTCACCGGGGACAGTGGAGCCCACGCTGCCCCGTTTGGCCCGTGCTGGCCCAGGTACATCTCCCGCTCCCAGTCCTGGATGATCCTGATGGACTCATCGAGGGCCTGCGTATACGGGCCGTCGACTGCGTCTTCGGTCGCCTGGAGAACCACGTCGATCAACTGGCCGAGGCTCGGGTATTGCGTCACGTCCGGCCCTCGCGGTTGGTGATCCGCAGAACGAACCCCGAGACGAACAGATCACGGGCGAAAGCCGTCTGATCGACGATCGCCAGAGGCTGCACTGCCATCGTATAGCCCCGCGTCAAGTCCAGCCGCTGGTTGCTGAACGCCTTGCGGATCGTCTCACGCCACGTCAGCCGCTGATCCAACCCCAGCCGTTGCTTGTCCATCGGCTCCTCTGCGTCGATCCGCAGCGATGCCACGAGGGCCAC